CTTTGTGCAGGACCATTTTTCTTTTCATCTTTATTATTAGTATTTCCACTTGAATATGAGCTTGAAGAATAAGAAGCAAATTCGTCTCCATCAACAAGGGTCAAATCCATAAAGTGCGAATTATTTTCAAATGTATGTTTTACTTTCTCAACTAACATATAATTTTGTAATTCAATATCTCCCAAATCTAAAAAAACAGGTACTAAACAACCTGCTCTCACTCTAATATCACCAAGTACATTTTTTAAACTTAATGACTTAGTTTTCTTATTATATAGTTTTAGAAGTATATCACACTTTTGTTTTATCTCTGCTTCACTCATGTTTTTGTCTACTGTATCAAACATTTGAAGTATTCCCCAACTCCTCATATGCGTTGAGTCTTGAGCAATATACACATCTCTTTTTCCTGTTTCTTCATTATCTCTCACAAGTTTAATCTTTGTGTAAGTATCACTATCTATTGATGAATTATAGTCAAAATCTTCTATTACATCATTGTTCATAACAGTATCTAATTTCATTGATGCAACATTCTTTAATGTTATTCTTCCAAAATCATCATATAACACATACATTTCTTTTTTCTCTCTTAGAGTATCATCTAGTGCTGTTAGTATCATGTCAAAGAGTGTTTTATTTTCTTCGACTCTAGATAGTTTATACTTAGTATCTTCTATGACATTGTATTTTAAATTAAAATCTTTAGCCAACATTTTTACAAGTTCACTTGCTGTTTTATTGCTATACACATAAGTATCTTTGTTCTTAAAATATCTTAACTGGTCGTAAGCAACAATTTTAATGTGATTTTCTTTATCTCTTTTCTTCTGAAATATATATCCATAGAATATACCTACACCTTTGTAATATAGTCTTACAGAGTTACCTTCACAAAACTCTAATATATCATCCATGACTATTGTAAATTCAAGCTTAGATGGTGTTCCTCGTCTCTCTATTTCCCATGTGATACCATCAATGACAGCAGGTTCATAGAAATCTTCCCAATGTGCTATGATTAATCTTACATCTCTATCATTCGCCAGAACTAAATCATCAGCCAAGTTTTAACACCTGCCCTTTGTAAATAGTGTATTTACTTAAGTTTTTGCCCTTATTTGCCTTATCCATCATAGATTTATTTAGTTCGTATACTTTCTTATATAATGAACCATTACCAAGTTGCTTCTTGCAGATTAACCAAAGGCTATCCCCTGCTTTTACTGTATATGTTTTACCATTTGGCTTATTGGATGAATCTGGTCTAAATTCTTTTGGTTTCATGACTGGAGGGGGAGTCCTACCATAGTTTGTCTTTTCAGGAGTTGCAGGAACTAACTTTTTAGTTGAGTAATCTCTATATTGCTTTAACTTTATTGCAACTTTTGTATCTGAGCCATTTTCTGCATCTTCTACTATGTTATATTCTCAAGAACTTTCATATTAGTTTAATATACTTTTTACCTAATCCGATACAATAAATTGAAATGGCTTACAATCAGTTTTTAGTAATTCTAGCTTACTTAAAAAGAATTGAACATCTCTAAATTGACCTCTACAAAAAGGTAATTTATTATGTGTAAATTCTGCTTCAAAACTTATTTCAGATAATCCTTCTTTTTTTAGTATGTTTACTTCTCCAGTGTTTATTAGGTCTACAGTTTTATTTTTATTTGTAACTTTAATCTCTAATTTTGGTGGAGGTATTGGTAATTGTACTCCATCTAAATAAAAGTCATAAGCCATTTATATTCCCCCTCTCTAAACTATTCCTTCGGCTGAAACAATCATAGCATCATTTAATTTTTCAGTTAGTACATTTACTATGCCGTCGACATCTGCATCTTTACTTATGTTGTTTGTGTTATTCATATCAATTTTAATGTTGACTCCTGTAAATCGGTTTATTGTTTCTTGTTCTGCAATGTCTCTAAGATATTTTAAATCTTCTTGGCTTTTATCCATTGTTTTAGCCATTTTAGCTGTATTTCCCGCAGTGTCTTTTGCTCCTTTTGCTGCATCGTTAAGCGGAGAGTTTAGTCCCACTGAGCCAAATCCATCTCCTAATCCATATTTTTTGTCCCAAAGGTCGTCTAGACCTAATTTTTTCTTTGCATCTTCTGCTATTTTACTAATATCAAATTTATCTTTTATATTATTTTCTAATTTCTCACCAAATTTGTATCCTCCATCCCACGCTTTACCATAATTAAACCTATCATAATGTAAAGAAGATGGGTCAATTCTTTCTACTTTTATCTTAGCTTCTCCTGCCACTTCATCTGTCCAACCTTGTAACTTATCTGACCATCTGCTCACTGCACTTGCTAAATTTGACCCAAATATTGTATCTATTGCAGATGCTATGCTTTGCAAAATACCTAAAACAGTATCTGCCATTCCAGAAAATAATCTTATAATAGAGCCTAATGGGTCATTAAATACATTTGCTAGAAATTCTGCAAAAGTAGCAAATGTATTCCAAATTAAAGCAACTATATCTATAAGCATGTTACCTGTTGCAACAAAAATATTTCCTATAAAACTTGCTGCAACTGATATTGCTCCTGCAACAACGCCTACCGCAGATATACTTGTATTTGCGAAATGGTTAAAAACTGCAACTCCAACAAATAAAGCTACTACTAAAGCTATTATCCCTGCAACTACCCAAAAAATTGGACATGCTAACATAGCTTCATTTACACCCCATTGCCCAAGTGCATATAATACTAAAGATTTATATCCTTCTACTGTTTGAGTATTTAAAAGCATTTGAGCAAACATCACAACAAATTTAGAAGCTGCAACTAATTTTTCCCACGCCCACATTCCTGCTAAAGCTAAAGAATAAATTGCAATAGCTGCGACAACTCCATAAACAGCAGGCGCAATAATACTCCAATTTTGTGCAAATACATTAGCAATATTCAACGCTTGTGTTATCACCCAACCTAACGCTTGTGCTATCAAGCTAACACATACAATAATAGTGTTTGTAAAAGCTTGAAAAAATGGACTTCCTAATATACTTATAATTCCATTAAAAATGTTAAAAAACACATTCCCTAGAATATATAATCCATTTATAAAATTGTCTATAAAGGTTCGAAATCCCTTGCTAGACATAGATTGTTCTATTTTTTTCTGTATAACACCAAAAATCATGACTGCATTATTTTTTATTGATGTCCAAATCTGCCCAAATGTATAAGGCATCTTCTCGAACTCTGCATTAGTCTGCTCCGCCGCTGAAAGTAAGGAGTTTTTTACAATATCTGCTGTTAACATTCCTTCACTTGCCATACCTCTTATCTTCCCTATATCGACCTCGAGATAATCGGCAATAGACTGAATAATATTAGGTGCTGACTCAAACACAGCATTTAGTTCCTCGCCTCTTAACACGCCACTTCCTAAACCTTGTGTAAGTTGTAAAAGTGCTGAATTAGTTTCTTCTGTTGTTGCTCCTGCAATTACAAATTTCTTGTTAAGTTGTTCCGCGAATGCTACTATTTCTTTTGTACTACTAAATGCTTTGCCTGCATTCATGCCCACTCTGCTTACAATTTTTGCAGTATCTAAATAAGATGCTCTTGCTCTTTCCGCTGATTGAAATATCATTTTGTTGAGTCCTCCATCAGATTGTTGCCTGTCATTTATCATAGCTAGTCTCGCATTAGTACTCGTCATTTGGTCACTTAAATTAATCAAACCACCAACACTTCTCAATCCAATATAAGTTGCTACTAATCTTTTAGCATTTTCTACTAACTTATCTGTACTACTTGCTCCTTTTCTAACATCATCATTAAATCTTTTTTGTTGTTCATCAGCTTCTCTTATTTGTTGTTCTAATCTATCAAACCCAGCTTCTGCACGTGCTAGTTCTTCTCTAGCTGTTCTAATACTATTAGCATCTATAGCATTGCTAGATGTTCTTTGTAATTGCTCGAATGAACTTAATACAATATTCATAGCATTAGTCATGTGTCTAAAAGCAGGTGTCATTCCATCGAATATGCGGATTGATGTTTGTATTGTAGCCATATTTTAACCTCCCTCCTTGTTATTTTAGACACAAGAAAGGAGTAATCAAGTTGATTACTCCTTAAATTAACTATTTTATCATTTCTTCTCCATCAAATATGAAAGACTTTACATTTTTTCCATCACTTGTAAAAGTTATTTGAAAATCACTTCTAAGTATTGCTCCTAGCGAATTTTGAGAGTCTACATAAGACTGAACTACTATTTTTTCTTTATCTTTAGAAAATACCCATTCTGCTATATTTGGAAATTTAGCTGTACTTGGCGACTTTAGAATTGCACTAACACCATTTTGACATTGTAATTGTAATTCTGTTTTTTCATCCATTGTAAGAGTATAATCACTAACTTTAGAAACTACTCTTCCATTTTTATAAAAGTCATTGTCAGCCCATCTGACATTGTAAACTGAATTATCTTTATTCAAATACAATATTATATTTTTAGAACCACCAAATTCAATTCTATATCCTTTTTCTCCATTAAAATGTGCATTATCCAATCCATCATCATGCTTTATACTCTCAAAATCTTCTATTCCACATTCTTTCAGTATATTAGCTATATTTTTAATTTTCTCTGGTTCTGTGTTTATAACCTCAGAAATTTTTTGTTCATCTTTAGACATTTTAATAACATCCGTTTTCTCTGTTTTTGCTTTTTTAATATGTTCTTCATTATTTTCATTAGCTACTGGTTCAGCATTTTGAAGTTCCCCTTTAAATAAACTACTATATATCTTTATATCTGCTATTATAACAACCATAAAAAAATATATTGCAAATAACCCTCCTACAATCTTTAGTATCTTCTTATTTTTAAATCCTCCTATTAACAATTTTATACTTACCTCTCCTAAAAAAGCGGCTATTGTAATTGGAAATAAAATAAAAGCCAGTACTCCAAAGAATATTTTCTTGCCTTTGCTCAAAGTTTTAAACTTATTCCACATAATATAATATCCCCCTAAATTATATTCTTTAACAATATTATACTATATTAGTAAAATTTTTACATCAGAGATTATCTTCTTCTAACTCTCTTTGCATCTTTGTCAGCTTTTTTAGCTTCTTCTTTTTCTTCTTCTACTTTGATATCTATAGAAGCAGCAACAAATGCTTTTTCATCAACTGGTAAATCCATATATTCATGCGGTTTCCATTTAAACTTATGAAGGCAATAATGAGCTATATTAGAATCATAATCACCTTCATAAATTAGTTTTTTGCTTCTTCTACCTTATCCTCAAATGAATTATCAAATCCATTTATATCCAAAACCTCTTGGACATATTCTGTATATTCACCAGGAGTTAACATTGCTTTAAGTAGCTGATTAGCCCCCATGACTCTATAACTATCTTGTAACATTGAGTCATTCAAATCAGGAAAAACTGTGCAAGCTATACTTAGTTCTTCGTAATATTTATTGTAGTCAGTTACAGTATTGTATTGTCCTGTATGTTTACCTTTTTTATTTAAAATTGGCTCTCTCTTTGGACAGTTTTTTCTTATTGCAGCATCTTCTTCTGAAGATAATGCTCTTATTTCCCATTCTATCGCTTTCCCTTCTTCATTTATAAATCTATTACTTGCTACATACTTTCTATTCTCTACTTTTATTGCATTTTGACTTAAAAAAGCGTTTAAATCTCCCATATTATTCTACCTCCATAACTAAATATTTTGTTTGTTTTTCTATTGTTGTAATACCATTTTCATCTAATTTGATTGTTATTGTAATTGGTTTTAATGATGAACCTTCAATTGTGTCAAGTGCCAGTTTATCAGCAATATCTACTAAAAATAATCCTGCTTTTCTATACATCTCCCCTACACATTCTTCTATCTTTCTTTTATTACTATAGTCAAATGAAACTGAGTCTTTCATTTTGTATTTATCTTTAATTTTAACCATCTCCTTATTTATATAAATATAAAATACACATCTATAATTTATAAATGTGTATTTTATTCCATCCCTATTAATGTTTTAAACTTCTCAACTAATTCCCAATCCTCACATGTAAAGTCCATATCTTCTTCTAAATATTCTCCATCAGCATCAAACTTAGTAATTATGCCTGAATCCATATTACAGTCTTTTAAAATTACTGTCTGTCTCCCTACTGAACTTGTTGGGTCTTCATTAGTAACTTGTATATCAAAGTAAATGTCTTCTCCAGTTTCTTTATACCTATAGAGAAGCTCTCTAAATATAGAAGTATTGAAATGAAATGTTGCGCTACCTGTAATTTTACTACCTGTTGTTTTATTACCCTTTGTAGTTTTTCCTAGAATTGGAACTTCACTTTTTGTTTTTTCCATTTTTGCTTCTAAATTAATAGCTTGCATAAAATTATATCTTTTACCCTCTATTGTTACAAAACATTCTGCTAAAGATGCGCTTATTGTATCTTTAACGTTCATAGGTGCGTTTTTAGGCATCTATTTATCACACTCCTTTCTTTAACTAACTGAAACAGTCATATAAAGCTTGCTCATAGCATTTATAACCTTAACTGCATCACTCACTATAACAGTTTTCTTGTCATTTCCAAGCTCTACACTAACATCATCAGTTTTAAAATCTTCTATTGCCCTTATATTCTCTAATTCTTTATGGTGTTTAACAACATCATTCCAGAAACTTATTCTTCCTGCCTTATCATTCGGAACTTTACCTAAATACTTTTCATTAAATAAAGTTGCAATATCATTAGCAATTTGGTCAAGTACTCTAACACTTTGGTTACTTGAAAAATCGTCATTTTTATCATCTGTAAATGATACAAAAGTATTTATGTCCTCTAACACATGAACTTCATCTCCCACCTTGTGGAATATAAATTTACCAGTTTTTAAAGCTTCTTCAAGTTGTA